CAACAAGGGCTGCGATTCCACCCATGGCTCCGATAATGTTCTTGACTGGCTCAGGCAACTTCTGGAAGGCCTCTAGCACGACGTTAACGGCTGTAAGAACTCCGGTGAATACCTGAGTCACAGCCTTTCCTAGAGGCGCTAGGTTGGCCTTGAAGGACTCTACGGTCCTCTTCCAGCGCATACTTGCGCTTTCGGTCAACTTCTTCATTTCGTTGTCGGCAGTCTGTGCTAGTTGCTGAGATGAGGCACCAGCCAATTCGAATACCTGCTTGGTCTGAGAACCTTCCTTGTTCAGGTTGGCGAACAGAGCAGAGATACGAGCGAACTGGTACTTACCGAAAATCTTCTCAATCAACTGAGCGCGCTGGAACGAGTCCAGACCCTCTAGGGCCTTCTGTAGTTCAAGCATCATCGGCATTAGTTCGCCCTTGTTGCGGGTGACGATACCGGAAAGGTCTACGCCGAATTCCTTGGCCTGCTCACGAGCGGCCTTGGTTGGGTTAATCATGCTAGCAAGACCGGACTTGATTGCGTTAGCACCCTCGGCTGCCTGGATTCCACCCTCCTTCATGGCGACCATCATTACAGCAAGGTCACCAACGTCACCACCTAGGGCCTTAACAACGGGACCGGCCTTCGGGATAGCGATGGACAGGTCTTGTAGGCTGGTAGAGGTCTGGTTTTCTACAGCGTTTAGAAGGTTAACGGATTCGGTCAATTCGACGTTACTCAACTTGAATGCGTTCTGTAGAGACAGAGTGGTCTTTAGGGCTTCCTGGCGATCAACCTCACCAAGCACAGAAAGGCGCATAGCCTCCTTAGTAGATACTAGGAGGTCGTTTCCTTCCTTACCTGTAGCGGCAACGTCAGCGGCTAGACCAATGGTTTCCTTGGCTGCAACTCCCCACGCCCCCGCGAGTTCCTTTGCAAGGCCTGAGACCTGCTCCTTGATTAGATTGACCTGCGCGGTGGTCGCTCCCTGTACGGTGCTACCATAAACCTTGGACATACGGGTCAACTCGGTGTCCATATCGATGAACACGTTCTTAGCGGCTGCACCCATCATCAATAGGGGGATGGTCATACCGACCATGATCTGGCGACCGGCCCACTGGGTATTCTTACCCCAGTTAACAGTTGCCTCGGCGTTCTGTGCCAGCAACTTGTTGTAGATGCCCATTTCCTGGCGCGCTACGGCGATCTGAGTCGCCTGCTGCTTAAAGTCTAGCCCCTTGGGGGTGGAGACCATGGCGGTACGCTTGCCGCCTGCACCCTCTTGGAAATTGACCACAGAACGAGACATTCGGACCTGCTCGCGGGCTAGGTCCGAAATTGCGCCTCGTGCGCCTACTGCTCCCTTACGGTATTCCTTTAGCAGTTGAGTCTGTCGAGCCATGGTCAACTGATTGCGCTCGATGGACTTTCCTAGGCGTGTGGCCGAGGTGTCCATGGAGACAGACTCGCTGGACCACATCTTCATGGCCCTGATGTTGTTACCGAAGTCCTTGTTTAGTCCAGCAAGGCCTTCTGCGGAAAGAGCACGAGACTTGGCAATGGTCGCATTAAGCGACTCAATCTCCATGCGGAGTTGACGCGCTGAGTTAGCGTACGGCGCAACCTGCGCCGAATATTCAACAATTACCTTATGCTTATCCAACGGTCTCGTATGAAATTCCGCGTGCGGCTAGTCTGTCGGGCTCGGGTAGTGACTTGATGGCTGTCTTAGCCTCTGTCTCCCAGATGTCCTCGAATGACTTATCCGAAGCCGATCCCTCGCCATACTCTACACCTTGTAGTGCTGCGTGGAAGCGGAACTCTCTCTCCTCCTTCTTTTTGATTGCGTCTAGCGTTGCGATTAACTCATCCAGCGTAAGCGAGAACTCTAGTTCCTCGTAGTTTCTCCAGTGGCCTAAAAGAAAGACCTCCGATAGAACTTCTACGAGGTCAATGTCTCTCCACTTTGTGCCGCCTGAGCCGCCGCTGCCTGCATCATTAAATTTGTGTCATCGAAGTCAATTCCGGTGCCGACGAGGATAACCCTCTTGGCCGTGGGAGCATCGACTGCATTTTCGTAGTCAAAGTCCTCTGGAAGTTGGCCGGTCAGACAAATCTTGGTTAGGGCTAGAAGGAAATCCAGACCATCCTCTTCGGTCTCGCCGCTCTGCTCGGGGTCATCAAGGTAGGCCATAGCCTTCTTTAGACGACCAATTACTAGAGGGCGTAGAACCACGTCGGTTCCGTCCTGTAGGGTAACCTCTTCTGGGGTATAAACTGTCTTAGCCAATGTAATTCCTCTCAGTTAGTTACCCTCATTATAGCAGAATAGAGGGGGAAACAGAACAGCGGGACGGCAAAAGCCGCCCCGCTGCCTAATCCTGACTGGATCAGCCGTATACTCGGTCTGCGATGGTCATGTATCGACCGTTAGTACCTGGGAGGCACCTGAACGATACGGGGAACGAAGTAACCTCGTTACGCTTAACGGCCACGCCGACGGATTCCACAGAGATAGCCCTGTAGGCCTCGAATACGCGCTCAGTAGTCTTACCTGTAACACGAGGACCGTTAGCAACGGCCACAATTCCACGCTCCTGCGGGAAGTCTCCCAGCGATCCACCACGGATACCCAAGGTACGAGTATCACCAGCGGTGTCACCCCATGTTGCGTCCGAAGTCACAATACCAGGGTTACCACCAGCGACACCTTCGGTGTCCAACTGGCCGATTGCACGAGCAAGGTTCTGTAGCGTTGCTTCTGCTAGAGAAGTCTTGAAGGTCACCTTCTGCTTCGTCTTGAACAGAATAGCGGAGTCTAGAAGTTGGTCAACTTCAACGTCCGAGAATTCTGGCTCAAAAGATAGATCAATTCCCTCAGTAGTGAAACCAACCTCCTTGAATGCAGAAGTTGAGTAGCCCGCTAGACCACGAGTTGCAGTACCACCAGAGTTGTAACCCTGGACGACCGACTCGGTTGCTAGCAAGTTCGTTCCGGTAACGAAATACTGGTTAGCAGCGACGCTATCAGTAAAGGCAGAACCGGCAGCGGATGCTGGACCAATGAAGACCCTAGCACCACCAACGACAATGTTGTCTGCTGTAGGCATTTTTGTAATTCACCTCCTTGTTTCTTTAAGTATTTGGTTGATCAGGTACCGTAAATACGGTCGACTACCTTGCCATACTCAGAGTTAGTCTGAGTGCTGTCAGGTAGGCAGCGGAACGTTACCGGGAATACCGATGCTTCATTACGCTTAACTGCTGTAGAGACGGACTCTACAGAAATAACTCGTGGGTTGTAGTAGATACGCTCTGCGAACTTGGTAGTTCCAGATGCGAATGAGCCCTCACGGACAGATGGACCTACTGCAACGAAAGACCTTTCCTCAGGTGCAGAACCTAGAGCACCACCGTTAATGGTGATCTTGCGAACGTCACCGGACACAGCAAACGCACCGCTGACGGTGTTTGCCTTCTGACCAAGAACGAACGCTAGGTTTGCTAGGGTTGCCTCGGTAAAGGATGTCGCAATTGTTACCCTCTGGCTGGTCTTGAACAGAGCAGCAGAGTCAAGCAACTGGTCAACCTCAACGTCTAGATAGTCGGGCTCGAACGTGATGTCGAGACCTTCCGAAGTGTAACCTACAGAGGTGTAGTTACCCGCCGCTGGCAAGTTTCCTGCGCCAGTGATTGGTAGCGTAGCCGCTGCCATGGTTGGGAAGGCCGCACCCTTGTCACCAAGGAAGATTTCAGCCGCACCCTGGATAATGTTGTCTACATCTTGTGCCATTTTTGTTTTTCACCTACCTTTCGAATTTGAACTTGGTTGATCGCTTCTTGATTATCATAGCATATCCCAATTCAGGAGAAGCGACCCGAACTGGTTAAATGTCGTACATATCTTACCCTTACGATCATATCGAACGACTGGCGTCCCGTATCTGACCTTTCAGGCTTAGAATGCCTATTCTCAGCCATCGACAGGTTCAGATATGCGAGTGGGGACTGGACGAAGGCGTTTAGGCTCTTAGCAGCCTCATCCTGCCTGCGGAACAGGTCCACCATCAGGTTCCTAATGGCCCTCTGCTTGCTGAAATCGTCAGAAAAGACGGTGAATAGGATTTCCTCGTTATTGATCCACCACTCGTTTACTGAGGTCGGAAGTTCAATCTCAGTGTAGGTGATAAAGGTATTTCCGCTGATCCTGTCCACAAATTCGCGCTGCTGCTGGACGGGGATGATCGGGTTCATGGTTGCAGTACCCACGACATAATCGGCTGGGTTCAAAATGCCATTACTCTGCAATTCCGCCCATAGCCACTTACGGATATCCGTAGCAGGGGCCAAGTTATAGTCGACCATTACACGCTCACCTTACCCAATCTGCGCAAAACGCGCTTTGTTTCATTCTGAATAATCTCCTGGTATGCGGGATTCTTCTCTAGAACAGAAGGTCTAAAGTAGTACATAAACTCGTTTCTTAGGGCGTTCCTAACCAGGTCGCCACCGGGGTTAGGAACGATTACCGGGCCACGAGTGAAAACCTGCTCTCCGTTAACATCAAAGGATAGAACTTCGGCGTTAACGGGGCGAATGGTCACCTCTTCGCCCGTTTCCATCACCCTCGCCTTGTCTGCGAAAACAGAGCCGGTTGGGGACGGAATCCTAGAGGATAGAAACTTGTAACTAATGGCGAAATCGCCTGTTCCTGAATGGACGGCTACCAGTTCAAACAGCCTGGCACCTGAGTTTCCAGTC